GTTGTAATGCATAGTAAGTCAAAGGTGGTCCCTTAGAGATCACTCGGACTTTAAGAGGTTCGGGAAGGCCAACGAAAATGACATGGGGCATTTCTTCTTTGGCAAGAAGAAAAAGTTTTTCCCATATCCGCCGCCAACACACCGAAACTGATGTTGTGTCATGAACCCGAAAATCGAGATCATAAAAATCATGATCCTGGTCCAATTCGAACTGTTCTTCAATACCCGCTAACCCGCATCGTTTCCGCGTGGGTTTGCTGCACTGAATACTTGCCAAAATTGGAGGTATTTCGAGATCAGAAAAAAGGTCTGGCTCTTCCTCATGTAAAGAACGTATGATGCCATTGAACATAACCAAAAAACCCCCTTCGACCCCTTTCTTGTCAACATTGGCTTTCAACGAAGGCACAGTAAACTTCGTTAACTGTGCATACGTTGGTAGCTTTTTATCGACAAAAATTTGGTCAATGGTTGCTCTAAGGCGGTTCTCAGCATCAACATGAGAAAAAAGTTCCATCACTTGCCTTGTACCATTTGATACAGTGACAGGAGCGGTAGGTAACGGCAATTCGCCCTTCGGGGTTGTCAAAGCCCTAAAAGTATCTTCAATGTTCGCCTGGATCATGGATTCGGAAACCGTCGGCATATCCTTCTTCAAAACAGAAACTGATTGAAGAAAGGAATGAAAACGGACTCCGTCCCTTTTTTCCAAGCGTCTCATCCAAAGACGTAGCCACCTCCCTACTGCTCCACAAGCAATAGTGCCAGCTCCAAGTACATCCTTGCCCCTAAAGGGCCACTTTGGCATGCCTCCAAGAGGATCAGACCAATGTGCATCATAGGCTGCAAGTTTATACTTGTAGTACTTAACCCACGCATCAGGACCATAAAGTTCTATGATCTTCAAAGCAGGTTGAATTGACTTCTGGAAAGATACCAGAAATTTCTCCCAATCCGAACAAATACATTCGGGAGGAGATGACGGGGTCAACGGTTCATCATAGCCATAGTATAACACTAGGTTAAAGATCGACAATTGACACCTTATAACATTCAACAGAGCCCCCTTATCCACTAAGAAACCAGAATTAAAAAACTCTGGATCCGAAAGAATAAGATCTTTCCAAGACCCTGAAGGAAAGTATTTTCCAGGTCGAATTAACGAGCCTGAAAGGTCCACAACTTTCTGTTGGACCGGGATAAGCACAGAATTCACTTGACAAATTTTCTCGATCGATATGATTGAACCTACTGAACGATACTTCTTCTTCGATAAGATTGAACCTACTGAAGAAGGTGAATTCCCCCCCTTACCCTTTTTACCGTTGGCCAAATGGCATGTCCCACTCTTCAGCGAAGAGTCGGTCGTAACCCTGTTTGTAGTCGAAAGCATGACTTCAAACAAG